TTTTTTAAAGAAAGAAATTGAAGCTGGTATTATCGTAGATCCAGCATTAATGAATGCTCCTCAACAACCAGAACAATCTGGACAAACTAATAATCTTGGTGATATGCCACAAGAACCAACAATATCAAATTCAGAATCTGAAATGGGGTCTGAAGGAGAAATATAAATAAAATAGTTAATACAAATTATTTAATATGGAAGAACTAATGGGTATGATATTAGATGATGACACTCCATCTAATATCAGTGGAAAGATTAAAGAGTTATTATACACTAAATCTATGGAAAATATTGAAGAAATTAAACCACATGTAGCTTCTCAGTTATTTTCAACTTTAAATGACGAAGAGTAATAAATCTAATGAAATCATTTAACCAGTTTATCACTGAAAGTATTAATATTTCTGGAGATTTTAATGGTAATCTTTATGTTAATTCTTCAGAACCCAATTCAAATCAAGTTGGGGAATCTTTTTTTGCTGATATAATTTGGGAAGGAAAGTTATATCGTATTGAACTGGATTGAACAGAGGTAATTTAATAAATAACTAATAAAGTCTTTATTATACCAATGCAAAGAACAAAATTAATAGAAACAGAAGTTGGTTTAGGCACAAATTTAGCTGGTGGTATTACTGTTTCTAATGCAACTGTTGTTAGAATTTACAATGGATCTGGCAATACTGCAACAGTAAGTGTTGCAAAAAGTACTGCTGATGGATATGCAGGAATTTCTACAGTGACTATTCCAACAGCACACGTTGAATTTTTTGAAAAAATGGGTGCTGATCTCATTTGGGCTTCAGCAAATACAGTATTAGCATCTAAAGTAGGATTTACAAACTAAGAAAAATGAAACTAATCACAGAAGAGATCGAAAAGGTAAAAGTTATTACTGAAGAAAAGAACGGCAAAAAGTCTCTCTATATTGAGGGTATTTTTCTTCAAGCAGATAAGCCCAATAGGAATAAAAGACTCTATGAAATGAGAGTTCTTGAGAGAGAAGTTAATCGTTATAACGAAAATTTTATCCAAAAAGGTCGTGCTCTTGGTGAACTCGGACATCCTGATGGTCCTACTGTAAACCTTGATAGAGTTTCCCACAAAATAACTATGCTTGAAAGAAATGGTAGCAATTTTGTAGGAAAAGCAAAAATTCTTGAAACACCTATGGGAAAAATTGCATCTTCACTTTTAGGTGAAGGTGTATCTCTTGGAGTTTCTTCTCGTGGTGTTGGTTCATTACGCCCAACGAACGAAGGTTATTCGGTTGTTGGTGAAGATTTTATGTTAGCAACTGCTGCTGATATTGTTGCTGATCCATCGGCTCCAGATGCTTTTGTTTCTGGAATTATGGAAGGAAAGGAATGGATTTGGGACGGAGGAGTTCTTCGTGAGCAACTAGCAGAGAAAACATATAAGAGAATAAACACTCTTGTTGATCAAAAAGCGCTTGATGAGCAGAAATTAAATCTGTTCCAAGAGTTTTTGTTAAATCTTTAATTTATAAATAAATATAGATTTAACATATAGGTAAATCGGAGAGATCAAATGTCCCGTGGTAAAAACTTACAAGAAATGGAAACAGACACAAAGCAATCTAAAACTGCTGTAAATGCTAATGCAAAACCTGCAGAAGCTCCTCATACAAGTGCAACTCCAGTAGAAACACCAGGTCAAACTGGTGAATGGGAGGATCTTGGTGGTCCTACTCCTGAAAATTATAAAGTAGATGATGACTCTGCCAAGTTAAAAGAGCCTGGAGCAACTCTTTCTCAGGTAAAGGATGTAGTTAATGCAAAAGCAAAAGCTGCAGAGCAGATGAAGAGTATGAAGGAAGAATCTGAGGAAGAAGAGGATTCCGAAGAGATTGGAGAAGAATATGATGAAGAAGTTGAAGAGGAATCTGAAGGTGAAGAAGAAATTGAAGAAGAATTAGAATCTGGAGAAGATTCTAATTCTGAAATTGATGAAGTATTTGCACAAATTGATAATGAAATTGCTGAAGATGTTTCTGCACTTTTATCTGATGATAGTCTCTCCGAAGAGTTTAAGACAAAAGCACAAACTATATTTGAAGCAGCTCTAAATGCAAGAACACATCAAATTGAAGAAGCAATTGCTACTCAATATGAGATGAAACTTGCAGAGGAAATCGAAGAAATCAAAGAAGCACTCGTAGAGAGAGTCGATTCTTATCTTGAGTATGTTGCTCAAGAATGGATCGAAGAAAATGCACTTCAGATCGAGCATGGTCTGAAGAGTGAAATGACCGAATCTTTCCTTTCTGGAATGAGAGGTCTTTTTGAAGAACATTATGTGGCAATCCCTGAAGAAAGATATGATGTAATTGAAAGTATGGTAGAAAAACTTGATGAAATGGAGACAAAACTCAACGAACAGATCGAAAGAAATGTTTCGCTGAATAAAAGATTAGCAGAGTCGGTTACTGAAGTAATTTTTGCAGAGGTATCTGAGGGTCTAGCACTTTCTCAGAAGGATAAGCTTGCTTCTCTTGCTGAAAATGTTGAGTTTGATAGTGAAGAAGACTATCGTGAGAAGCTTGTATCTTTAAGGGAATCTTATTTCCCAAGAAATACTGGCGCTCAAAGAGATGATTCCGATTATATCTCGGAAGATGTGGACTATTATGAATCAGTTTCTGGTTCACAAGATAGCAACAATGTCAAAAAATGTTCATCACATTTAACACTGGAAGATTGTTTGGAGATTGCTGTTACAAATAACCCGGATATAGCACAAAGACAATGGGACACAAAGACAGCTCTGGCTGAAAAGGATATCGCAGAGGGAGCATTGTGGCCTGAGGTACATCTAGAGGGGGGGTACACACATTTTCAAGAAGACAGGCTCATACAGCCGAGGAGGCCTGGTAGTTTCTTTACGAGGGACCAACTAACTCTACTGCTAGCACAAATGGTGCTCCTGGTTTCAGTGGTAGTGCAGTTGCAGGTGGTCCAGTTGCAGGTTTTGATCCTGTACTTATTTCATTAATTCGTCGTTCAATGCCAAATCTGGTCGCTTATGACCTCGCTGGCGTTCAACCAATGAATGGTCCTACTGGACTTATCTTTGCAATGCGTTCTCGCTACGAAAGTCAGACTGGAACAGAGGCATTCTTCGACGAAGTAGATACTTCCTTCTCTGGTCAGGCTGCAGGAAGAGGATTAACTGGTGGTATTACTGATGCTACTGTTGGTCTTGGTACTACTTCCGTACAGTCTGGTTCAAATCCAGGTCTTCTCAGTCCAGATAGCAACTCTACTCAGTATGATTATACTGTTGGTCAGGGTATGCGTACTGATGAAGCAGAAGGTTTAGGTGTAGATGCTGCTACTGCTTTCAACGAAATGGCTTTCTCTATCGAGAAAGTCACTGTAACTGCAAAGTCTAGAGCACTTAAAGCAGAATACAGCCTTGAGCTTGCTCAGGATCTGAAGGCAATTCACGGTCTGAATGCTGAGGCTGAGTTAGCAAACATTCTCTCAACAGAGATTCTTGCTGAGATCAACCGTGAAGTCATCAGAACCATCTATAAGGTTGCTGAATCTGGAGCACAGCACAATGTTGCTAGTGCTGGTATTTTTGACCTTGATGTTGACTCCAATGGTCGTTGGTCTGTTGAGAAGTTCAAGGGTCTGATCTTCCAAATCGAGCGTGATGCTAATGCTATTGCACAGCGTACACGTAGAGGAAAGGGCAACATCATCATGTGTTCTTCTGATGTTGCTTCTGCTCTCTCCATGGCAGGTCTTCTTGACTACACTCCTGCTCTCAATGCTAACCTTAACGTTGATGACACTGGAAACACCTTTGCAGGTGTTCTGAATGGTAAGTATCGCGTATACATCGATCCATATTCTGGTGGTTCGAATCCAAATGCTTCTGGTGGTCAGTACTACGTTGTGGGTTATAAGGGTTCCAGCCCATATGATGCTGGTCTCTTCTACTGCCCATATGTACCTCTCCAGATGGTACGTGCTGTTGGTGAGAACACCTTCCAGCCAAAAATCGGATTTAAGACTCGTTATGGTCTTGTTGCTAATCCATTTGCTGAAGGTAAGTCAACTGGTGTTGAAACCAATCTTGGTCGTCTCGCAGTTAACACCAACCGTTATTACAGACGTGTACAAGTTAGAAACCTCATGTGATCCTTTTCACAAGGTTATTCTGGGACCCCAAATAGGGGTCCTTTTTTTATGAAATAAATAAAAGAAAGGATATTAATTATGGGAAACTCATTTTTGAATCAAATAACTAATAGAAATTTTCTTTCTTCTCTTGGGTTTAAATTTAGTCTATCTAAATATCCCAAAATAGACTTTTTTTCAAATCAAGCAAATATACCAGGATTTAATTTAGGTATTGCCGTACAACCCACTTACCTTAAGGATATTCCCATTCCTGGAGACAAATTAACTTATGATGATTTCTCATTAACCTTTATTATTGATGAAAATATGGAAAATTATCTAACAGTACATAATTGGATGCGTGGTTTTGGTTATCCAGAAACAATTCAAGAATATAAAAGTTTAGTAGAGCAGGAAAAATTGCAAGCAGGTGGAATTACTGCAAGTGCAGGACAATCTGATGGATCTTTAATTGTGTATAACAGCAATTACCAACCAGTCGTAAAAGTAGCATTTAAAGATCTATTTCCTGTTTCCCTCTCACCAATATCATTTAATGCTTCAGATAATGATACAAATTATGCTACTGCAGAAGTAACTTTTAAATATACTATTTTTGCCATTGGTTCATATGAATATTGAAGAAATACAATCATTATGGGAAGAAGATTCAAAAATAGATCCAGATAATTTACATACAGAATCTCTAAAAATCCCATCTCTTCATTGTAAATATTATGATTTATACAATAAAATAGTTTTATTAAAAAAATTAGAAGAAAATAAATTTAAGATTTTGAAA